TCTTAAGAGATGCCACAAAATACTAACCTGAATAGAACCCCGTATTTCGACGACTTTGATGCGGGGAAGAATTTCTATAGGATTCTATTCCGTCCAGGATATTCTATCCAAGCAAGAGAACTAACTCAACTACAATCAATGTTGCAAGGGCAACTTGAATCAGTTGGTAATAGTATGTTTAAGCAGGGTCAGATGGTGATCCCTGGTGAAGTATCTTATTCGGATACCTATGAATATGTTAAGTTAAGTAGCGTCTCTCAAATTGCTCAGAATGTTGATGGTGAAATTAACTTCGTTAAATATGACATTTCTCAATTGGTTGGCAAGGTTATGGTCGGCCAGACTTCTGGTGTTAAGGCATATATTGATAACTACTCCTACGAATCGACTCTGGATTCTGATACCGTTTTCGTTAAGTATATTAGTTCAGGTGCTGATAATTCAGATAGTAGATTCCGTCAAGGGGAGTCACTTAAGTTAGAAAATGAGACTACAGACGATAATCCTACTTTAGTTGTAGGTTCTGATGGTATTAAACCTTCAAGTAGCCCTGCAATGGGTTATGGATCTGCTGTAAACGTCCAAAGAGGTATTTACTTTATCAATGGTCATTTCGTTCAGAACGATGCTCAGACATTGATTTTAGCAAAGTATGCTACTGATACTTCATATAAAGTTGGTTGGACTATTACAGAAACAATTATTACTCCTGAAGATGATGTATCTCTTAAGGATAATGCACAAGGATATTCTAATTTCTCTGCACCAGGTGCACATAGATTAAAGATTACTCTTCATCTAGAGAAATTTGATGTTGATTCTCCTTCAAATAAGAATTTTGTACAGTTACTATATCTTCAACAAGGTAGGATACAGAGACAGATTAAGCAAACTGCACCTAGCCAGATAGAAGAAATATTAGCACGTAGAACATATGATGAATCTGGAGACTATGTTGTCAAGCCATTTACATCAGATATTAAGGAATATTACAATAAGAATGGTTCAGGATTCTATAATGTTGGTCCTGACGGTACAGTTAATGGTCATACTACTGATGAGGCTGCTGATAAGTTAGTATTGAATGTTGGTCCAGGTAAAGCATATATTCGTGGTTATGAGGTAGAGAATACAGATCCTAAGTACATAGATTTAGATAAAGCCAAAGCAACACAAGATAGACAAAATACAAGAATATACGGATCTCCTTTATCTCGTATTCCTCTTCGTTCTGTAAAAGGTAGTGTTCCTATTAGTTCTACTCCTGATGGTGAAGCTACTCCATTCAAAAAGTTAGATTTATATCGTAAGTTTATTGATTCCCATTTTGGAACTAATCCTGATGGTCAAAATATAGTAAATGGAGAATATTTTGAAACAGAAAGGCCCCTTAGTTCTGGAAATGCGACTGGTGCTTCAGTAGTATTTTCATCGAATACATTAAGAGGAGAAACCTACGCTAATGAAGATTCTATAATGAGTGTTTGGGTATACCAAGGTACTAGTACTACTAGTGGTGTACCAATTACAGCAGAACCTTTTGGTAGTATTACCGATGTAGTATTCACAGACTTGAAAGATGGTACTCCAAAGACAATGTATGTCTGGGATGGAGCTAATCATTCAGCAGTAAAGGTAATTGCTGGTCGTACAAATGTAGTATTTAATGATGATGTTAAAGGAACATCAGCTTGGGCAGAAGATAGTGCTATGACCACTGGTAATCACGTTGTTCAAGAGTTGATTCTTAGAGGTCCGATTAAGACTCTTACTAATATTCATATAGCACAACAAGCACAAGGCCCTTGTGAAGCAGATGTAGCGATTGGTGGTACTCCTGCCAATACAAATACTTGTATGTTATATGCAACCAATAATGGTAGTATAGTATATGGTGTTATTATTGATTACACAATGCCAATGTCACCTATCATTGGTCGTGCAATTGGAAGAGATTTTAAATTTAAGAATAAGCCTAATGGATTTGATAAAACAAAGAATGTACTTTCTAATGCCGCTAATCAAGATTGCACATTTGATTTGTCATACACAAACCCAATCTTATTCACAAGAATCAAATTAGTTGGAAATCATTCTTTCGATACAGGAGCTAATGTCATTGGTTCTATTAGTGGTAGTACTGGTGTTGTAGAAGGTGGTCTTTCTGTGGGTAATAATGATCCATCAATTGCTACCTTATCGTATGGAACAAATCTTACTTTATCTAAAGTAATTGGTTCTTTTGTTGAAGGAGAAGAAATATATGATGCAGATGATAGTGCGAAGACAGCTGTTATAGCAGTAAATGGACGTATTAGTCACTTTACTGTTCCTTATGGTGGGCAAAATTATGCTTCCACTGCACAAGACATATCTTTAAAGATTGGTAATAGACCATATCAAAGTAACTATATTACTTGTACTTCTTCACCTACAAATGGTATAAATGGACAAACAAATTATATTCAAAAGGTAAGGTTTACTGATCTAGGATACAGACAGATTCTTGATAGATTTGATGTACCTCCTATATGTCAAGTTACAGATAGTGGAACTCATAGTGCTAGTGATCCAGATGCTTATGTAAAAGCTGTATTATTCAAGGATGTAATTCAGACTTATGGTATAGAGGATGTCCGTTCCATTGGTATGACACACGGAAGTCAAGGTAATAAGAAGTTAACTGGTGATATTCAATTCTCAGATTCTGATTCTACAGATCTTTATACAATTACTAATAATTTGCAGTGGTCTGGTAAAGCAGATTGTGATTATATTCAGGCAACAAACTATGGTGCAAGACCATCTACTGATTTGACTGAAGATGATCTTATTCAAGTTACTATAGATGGTAACACTTATAAGTACGAAGTTGCTAAAGTATGCGATCCAGCAACAGATAAACCTGCTCGTATATACTTAAAGCAACGTTTATGTAAGGGATTTTCATCCAATACGGTGACACGTGTTAGAGCTAAAATTGAAAATTCTGGTAAGGCAACACTTGTAATTCCTTTACCAAATTCAAAAATTGCTGCAACAATTAAGAGTGATGACGATAGCGGTATTACTTACTATTCTAGAAAACAGTTTATTGAAAGTGTAACTATTGATGGTGTTGATAATACAGTTAGTATTGCTGCACAATTAGATTATGGTCAGCAGCAATTTGCTCCATTTAGTCCAGAAGATTATGTTCTAGAAGTATATACTGTAGGGTCAAATACAATAAGATATGGCGGTTCAGGTGGAGAAGTTGTAATAGAAGGAGATATCTTGTACATAGATTCTTCTATGGTATCTGTTACTAGTGGAGCATCTGAGAATAATGCTGGTGCACTAACTGTTAAGCTACCACTTAATTACTTCTGGCAATCTGGTGGACTACAATTAACAGGTGTGAAGTTGAAACTTACCGCAACTATAGAAACTTCTAAGGCTAAGCCAAAACTTAAAACATCTGTTATTAATAAGAGAATCTCTATCAATGCTGACTTAGACAACGACATTATTCCTTTGAGAGGTGATGATTATGATAATCCTACAGGTCAAGTTAAATCATACTCTGATGTATATAAGCTTCGTTATGTATATGAGGGTACTCCTGGAATTGCACCTACAGTCGATGAGAATGGTGACTTATTAGGAAATACTGGTACAAATATCACAGACCTCTTCTTATTCGATGATGGTCAAAGAGATAATTTATATGATACTGCAACCTTAGTTAGAAAACCAGGTGTAAGAACTCCAACTGGTACAATGGTTATTGGTTTTGACTATTTCCAGCATTCAGAAGGTGATTTCTTTACAGTTGATTCATATCTACACGAAAATGGTGTGACATATGATGAGATACCATCCTTTACTTCACTTGTACACGGTAAAAAGAGTCTTGGTGATCTGATTGATTTCCGTCCTTTGGTTGGAACTTCGGCTCAGATTCCTGGGTATGTTAACGCTTCTGTAATGGATAATAACTCCAATATCTCGGAAGTGTTTACTCAAGGTGGTGTTAGTGCTGCTCTTCCTTCAGATACTAAAACTAGTATTGGAACACCCTATACTTTTTCGTGTTCCTATAGTTATTATGTTGATCGTATCGATACTATCTACTTGAAAAAAGATGGTACATTTATTGTCAAGAAGGGTGCTGGATCTACAAACCCACAGTCTGCTGAGACTGTAGATGAGGCTATTAAAGTATTTAAGATTTATATCCCTGCTTACACTGATAACACTAAGAAGATTAAAACCTTCCCAATAGAAAATAAGCGATTCACGATGCGTGATATCACTAAATTGGAGAAGAAAGTTGAACGTTTAGAAAGATATACTATGCTTTCTGTTCTAGAACAGGGTGCTTTAAATACACAAATTAAAGACATCGCTACTGGAATGGACAGATTTAAATCTGGTTTTGTAGTTGATAACTTTGAAAGTTTTAGTTTATCTCATATTAATTCTGTTGATTATAAAGCAGCATTAGATTTAACACGTGGTACTTTAAGACCAGAATCCAAAGAAACAACTGTTTCTTTAATGGAGGAGGATTCTTCTGAGACTGCACGTACTTTATCAAAGTATGTTGTCAATCACGGTGTAGTAACCCTTCCATTTACAGAAGCTATTCTCTGTCAAAATATATTTGCTACAAATACTACTTCTGTAAATCCATTCCTTATTTTTAATTACAAAGGAATAGCAGAAATTACTCCTAATGTTGATCCTTGGTTTGATGAAGATGCTCTTCCATCTGTTAATAATAACGATAATCAGACTTTAGATCCTTTAGAGATCTATGAAGATGGAGAGAATGCTCTATCTCAAATTCATAATATTACTCAGATTGCAGTATGCGGTAATGATTCTGAATTCAGTAATGTTAATTCATTAAGTTCTGATGCACCAGATTTACCAGAATCAGAAGTTGTATTGGCCTCTACAAATAGTAGTTCTAATATTGCTGCACAAAATACTGAGGTTCCACTTCAGCAATCATCTACCACTATAGGAGAAAAGACTTTAAGTACTGCGATAACTTTATACATTAAGGAGCAGTATATTGAATTCCATCTTCGTAGGATGAAGCCTAATACTAGGATTTATCCTTTCATCGATGGATTGGATGTTTCCGATTACTTAGTACCAGATAGAAATTATTCTGGAAGTCCTGGATCATCTCTTAGAAATTGGGGTGATACATTAGTTACTGATGATACTGGTAGTGCAACTGGTATATTATTCCTTTCTTCAGGAAGAAAGCCAGCCAAGGGAACTCAATATGAAGATGATATTTCAGCATTAGCTTTTGATGCTAATGCTCCAGGATTGCGTTTCCCCTTGGGTGATAAGAAGATTAAATTCACTAGTAGCAATACTAATTCAGCAGATCCAGAAACTTTTTCTATAGTAACATTTAAAGCATCTGCTTTAAAAGAACCTGCTCCTAATGATATTATTGCTTTAGAAGGTTTAGATACTTCTGATAAAGTAGATGGTACTCAGTATACAGAAAATATTTTAAATCCTGCTATTAGTGTATCGGATCCTTTAGCACAAACATTCCGTGTTGAAAGTTTTGAAGGTGGTGTTATGGCATCATCTATTGATCTATATTTCTCAGCAAAAGATGCTACATTACCAGTAACTGTTAAGTTAACGGATACTATTGCTGGTAGGCCTACTAAGAATGTTATTCCTGGTTCTACTTCCACAATGGATAGTAGCACTTATATAAGAGTTATTTCTAGTGGTAGTCACACATTAATTAAAAATGAGATTATTGAGGGTGATACTTCTAATGCTCAAGGACCATTAATTGGTGTACTTGATTCTCAGAATCAACCAGTACCTGTAGTTAATGACACTTATACTTTAGGTACATCACAAGTTTATACTTTGATTCTAGGAGATCATAACAAAGAAGATTTCATAGCTGGTGAACCACTAGTTATCACTTCTTTAACTGTTGCTAACAACTCAAGATCTGGCGATGACATTGTTAAGATGCAGATTGTTCTTGACTCTGGATATGTTTCTGAGATTTTAGTTGATGATATGGGTGATGGGTATCCAGGATCTACAACAGTAACGATTGAATCTCCTCAATTACCTGGCGGTATTACTTCAACTGCTATACCTCAAATTACAGATCAAAAAGTATATGAGATTACTCCTACTTTAGGTGGTAGTGAATATACAACTGCACCTAGTGTATTGATAGTTGGTAGTGGAACTCAAATTGCTAGAGCAAGGGCTGTTCTTAAGATGACAAAACCTGCTGTAAGAATGGGTGTTGCTACTTCAGATAAAGCATTAGTTCCAACTAAATTTAAATTCCAATATCCAATATACTTGGAAAATGATAGGGAGTATGCTGTTATTATAGAAACTCAAAGTACCATTTATCAAACATTCCTTTCTAGGTTAGGTGAGACAGAGATTAATTCTAACTCTACAGTTACAACTCAACCTCTACTTGGATCTTTATTCAAGTCTCAGAACTCTAATCTATGGACAGAAAATCAGTATGAAGATCTTAAGTTTGATCTTTATAGGGCACAGTTTGATACTACCGAGGTTGGTACTATCAATTTAACTAATAGAGATTCAGGATATAATCCATTAATATTGAATCCCTTAGAAACTAATAATGGTGGTGCTAATACTACCTCTAGCAAACTCTTTGCTGCTAACAATAAAGTTATTAAAGTTTTGCATAAGAACCACGGTTTAAACGTTGGATCTTACGTAGCACTTAAGGATTGCTCGTCTGTTGGTGGATATTCTACTACTGCATTGAATCGTCAAATACTTTCTGTATTGAATGCAGGTCTTGATTTCTATACTGTTGGAATGACTACTGTTGCAGGTGGTAGTGTAATTGGTGGTGGTAGTAATGCTAAGGCCTTAGGTCAAAGTAAGTTTGAAAAAGCATATGTTAAGGTTGATTCTCTTGACTTCCCATCTACAACATTGGCAACTACAGTAACTACAGCAATGGTTAAACCAATTGATTCTGATGTAGAAACTGTTGATTATACTTTAGATAAAGCTTTACCTCTTATTTTGAATAAGGAATACTTCTTCCCAACACAAAGAGTAGTTGCATCCAAAATCAATGAAAAATTATTCGCCTCTAGACTCAACAACAACAAGAGTTTTACCCTTAGTGCAACTCTTAGCACTAACAATGCTAATCTTTCACCCATCATAAGTCTTAAGAATCCTAAGGCAATTTTAACTACAAACCGTGTTGAATCTGCTGAAGGTACTGAGGATAGATATGGTAGAAAGATACAAGATGTAGAACTTCATAAGACAGTACTTCTTCAATTAAAAGATAGTGCTGCATCTCCTGCATCTTTGGGTAGTGTTAATGCTGTAGATGTAACAAATGGTACTGGTCAAACAGTTAAAGGTCTCCACTCTGGTACTAGAGGTATCTTATCTTATTGGGATAATGGTCAGACCATTGGTCAATTATATGTAAGAATTACTGAAGGGGATGGATTTATTGTTGATGAACCTCTAGAATTTGGTGGATCTGCCACATACAATTTAGATCTAAATGAAGCCTCTCCTGGTGCTGGTGGCCTCACAGCAGATGGTTTTACAAAACCAATAACTGTTGGAGGTTCATTACCATTAGCAAACTTTAATATACTATCTGGTGATAAAATTGCATCTAATGATGATAGTAAGACTGGTAATATTGTTCGTTGGAATGCTGAGAATTATAGATTAACATTTACTTCTAATGATTCTGCTTTCGACACTACAGATCTCTTTGGTAAGGGTGCTAGTGGTGATGGGGCATACCTAGGTGGAATGGCCATTACCAACGAGACATTCTTTGTACCAGTATCAATCAAGAGAGTATATGAATCTTATGGATACTTATACACTCCTGATCGTTTGAAGAATTCTTCAAATGTAGCTACATATGTTACAAAGGAAATTTCTATTGATAATCCTGCAAATGGAATTAATGTAATTCTTAGTGCAGCATTACAAGAAATTGACGATGTTACAGTGATGTATAAGACTAAACGTGCATCTGAACAAATATTCTTTAAGGATATTAACTGGGTTTACTTTAATCCAATTCCTACATATTCCGAGAAGAAGAAAATTTCTGGTGCACCTGATGTAGAAGTTACACCTACCAGTGGAACTGGATTCTCTCCAACTACTGAATCACAATCAGACTTTAAAGAGTATCACTATTCTATTGATAACTTAAAAGAATATAGTTCTTTTGCAATTAAAATTGTAATGAAGAGTAGAAACCCTGCTCTACCTCCTCGTATAAGAGACCTTCGTGCAATCGCAACCTTCTAATTATGTCTATGAGATCTAATACTATTAACTCCTTACGTGCTTATTACCAAGGTAATATTGAAAAACATAAGGCAAATCTTGAAATATATCTACAATCACCAGCAGGTATTGGAGAACACTCTGATATTCTAGGTGCTATGGAAGTTGAAATAAATGAAATTGCACAATGGGATGAAAGACTTCAAGTGCTTGAAAGATATTTTGCAGACCGATGAGTTGGGGTGAATTAACTGGTACTAAAGTGTCAGGACATCCCGATTTACATAGAGATGCATCCACTGGTGCTATTGTTAACAGCGATAGAAAAGCATTTGAGGCCTATAAGAGACAAAGAGCGATTGCTCTTCAATCTACAAGCAATGCCGAGGATTTACAAAGTCTCAGGCAAGAAATGGATGAGATAAAGGGGCTTTTAAAAGAAGTCCTTTCAAAACTATAAATACTCACATAGGAATCGACTAAAGCAATGGCTCTAACAAGAATCAGAAGAACTGGTTTGAACGATGGGCTGGTTAGTGACTCGAAGCTAGATAGCGGAGTTGGTACCCAGGCAGTTACCACTTCTACTATTAGAAATGGTGCAATCACCACTTTAAAACTTGCTGACAATAGCATCACTACTCAGAAGTTGAGTTCTACTGGTGGACTAGAAGCTGTTGGAACAGCAGTTATACAGGATGGTGCTGTTACACCTTTAAAGGTTTCTGGAACTGGTACTTTTAATTTTAATGCAGCATCTATAGCCACTACATTATCCGTTACTGGTAAGGTTGGTAGAGATGATGCTAGTGGTACAGACGTTGCTGGATCAGACTTAATAATTGCAGGTGGAGCATCTACTGGTTCTGCATCAGGTGGATTTGTACGTATAAAAACATCTGCTGCTGGAGGTAGTAGTAATACTAATTTAAATACATTAACTGATGCTCTAGTTGTTACTGGAGAAGGTAAGGTTGGTATTGGAGTTGGGTCACCAACACAAGATTTAGAAGTTGCAAATAATGTAGTAATCAACGGTGAACTCACAGTACTTGGTGGTACGACTACAGTTTCTACAACTAACACTGTAATCGGTGATAAATTAATTGAACTTGGTAATGGTACTGTTGGAGCACCAACTGGTGATGCTGGTATAGTTATTGAACGTGGTAGTGGAGATAATGGTTTTATTGGATTTGACGAATCAGAAGATAAGTTTGCCTTGGGTACTGGTACTTTCACTGGTATCACTACTGGTGACTTAACTTATACTCTAGGTACTCTTAAAGGTAACCTAGATGCTGAAGCAATTGATGTAAGTGGTGCTAACTCATATGTTAAGTTTGACGGTGCTGTAGTTACTATTGAACCATCTGGTTCTAATACTGCATTATTCAAGTGCGATCCTACCAATAACAAAATTGGTATTGGACAGGATCCAAACAACGCTCTTGCTCAAATACTACAAGTTAATGGTAATGTTGGAGCAACTGCATTCATAGGAGATGGTAACGGACTAACTAACCTGTCTGGTTTCACTGGTGCTGGTGACGGTACTGAGTCCATTCCTGGTATCAGTTTCTATCAGGATCAGGACAATGGTTTCTACCGTCCAGATAATGACAAAATGGGAATGTGTCTAGGTGGAGATGAAAAGATTCGTTATGATGATACAGCTGGTGGATCCTTAATTACAGTTAAGGAAATTCACGGACAGGATGCAGGAACAGCAACTACTGCTGCTATCACTGCTGCTGTTATTGATTCATTTACTCACGCTAGTTATACCAGTGGAAAGTATGTAGTCCAATGTACATCAGGTGCATACACTCAGGTGAAAGAAGTTCTCATCTTACACGATGGAACTGACATATATGTTGAGGAATATGCAACTATGACTTCAGGTGGTATTGCACAGGGTGGCCTAGGTACCATCACTGCTCAGTACAATGGAGCAAATATTGAAATTGTATTTACACCAGTATATGCTGTAAACACAGTTAAATTCTTCAGATCACTTATTACTGCCTAGTATAAATAAAACCGAGAACCCATAAGTCTAATGCCAGTAAGAACAGTAGACAAAACTTTTACATTTGAACAACAACGTGTCGAGATTAACGAGATCGGTGTTGACAATGGTGATTTTTCTGGCAAAATTGTTGCCCAATCTGTAGCAAACAATCTAGTTGCTCAAACTATCACTGATTGTCTACTGGAGTTAGACACAGAACTTGGTCCTATTGCTTCTATCACTAGCGAAATTCCTGCTAATGATAAAGACAATGTTGTCGAAGCAGTTAATTACATTACTGATAGTATTATCAAAGGTTTGTCTAATCTGACTACTGCTGATAAAACTAGTATTGTTAATGCGATCAATGAACTTGATCAAGATGTAGGTAACCTTGCAGGTCTGTCAGCAAACATTGCTGACCACACTAGTTTGGTTGCTGCTCTCAATGAAACAAAAGATATTATTATTGGTGTTCTTTCTAGTTTAAGCACAACATCTAAATCTAGTATAGTTGCTGCTATTAACGAAATAAAGGACATTACCATTGGTAATCTTCTTAACCTCACTACTCAAAACAAAGCAAACCTCGTTAATGCGATTAACGAATTGCAGGCTGAGGTGAATACCCTTGCTGCACAGGTCGGTGTATCTGTTGAAGCGGGTCTTGACGCTACTGCACTTGCTATCGCTCTCGGTTAATTAACAATGGCAAATAAATTTACCTCAACTTCCAAACAAAACGTAGGAACATCAGCAGCTATCATATATGCTGTTGAACTTACTGGTACACAAACCGAGAAACAAACGGTTGTAATTGGATGTAACTTAGCAAATACCACACAGACTGCTGTGATTGCTGAAGTCCAAATTAATAGGTACCCTGCTTATTCCATCGATCCTCAGTATCCAAAGGATGATGTGATGATTGTAAAGAACGTTCCCATCCCTGCTGGATCAGCGTTTGAAGTTATGCAGGGACAAAAGATTATTTTAGAATATAACCCCGACGGTTATAGAGATGCAACTCCAGCAGTCAGTGACACTCTGGCGGCCAACATAGCATCTCCTAGTGTTGTATCAATGACTATTACTGATAACACAGGTCCAAAGATTAATACTGGTGATTATCTCAAGATTAATGATGAGATTATGAAGGTTACTTCTTTAGCAGGTGCTGGAGATACCACAGTAAACATAGATAGAGCACAAGCAAACTCAACAGCAACTACACATACTTCAGGTGATTCGATAGTTAAAGTTGATGTAGGATTAGGTGATGAAATATTAGTCAAGTGTGATACTGCTGCATCATTAGATTGTATTGCTAGTATTATGGAGGTATCAGTCTAATGGCATATCTTGGTCTTAATCCAGAAGCGTACGTATCAAAGATCAAGGAGATCCAAGATATTTCATCTCAATTTGATGGGACTACAAATAATTTTTTATTACGTACGACAAATAATGATCCTATAACAGTTGGTCAAACGATGCAACTCAGCGTCAGTTTGAACGGTGTTTATCAACAACCTAATACAGGTAGTTCACAAGCTGCACCTGGATCATTCTGGGTACAAGGAGATAGAATTTATTTTTCAGAAGCACCTGCAACTAGCGATGTATTCTTTGGACAGGTTCAAAGTTCTGTAGTTAATAATATGGATCGTTCAGAGATCTTCTCTGAAACGTATACTGCTGATGGTGTACAAACTGACTTTGTAATGACAAAGGCACCACCAAATAACCACGCTATTATGGTTACCATCGATGGTTTGGTGCAGCATAAGAATGCGTATACATTAGTTTCTCAGAACCTTACTCTTCGTTTTGATGATGCTCCTAATATTAATAGTGAAGTCGAGATAACACATATTGGATTTTCATCCTCATTAGTTGGACCTACCAGTGCAGTATCATCTTTCTATGGAAGATCTGGTGCTACTGAACTACTAACAACTGATGATATCAATGTAAGGGATATTGATTGTTATGGATCTATAGGTGTAGGAAACTATAGTCCATCATTTAAAATCGATATCGATAGTGCTGGAAGTTCTAATGCACTTCGTATCAAAGCAAATAATTTACCAAAACTTACTATTGAGGATGCATCTACTGGTGGTAAAACTGAACTAGTTCAGAACGGTAACAACTTCCATATGTTTGCTGTTGTTTCTGGTGTATCAACTGATATTTTAGTATCTGATGGAACCTATATTACTACTGCTAATTCTATCGGATCCCTTTCTGATCGTACCACTGTTAACCTTGCAGGGGATTCGACTGCTCCTTTACAGACTTTAAATGATAACTCTACTAAGTTAGCAACTACTAGTTTTGTTAGACAGGAACTTGCTGATTTAGTTTCATCTGCACCAGCAGATCTTGATACATTGAATGAACTAGCTGCTGCATTGGGAAATGATGCTAACTTTGCTACAACTGTCAATAATTCGATTGCTTTAAAAGCAGATGCTAGTGCTGGTATATTGAGTGCACCAACACTAAATAATGCTACCATAAGTGGTGTCACCATACAAGCAGATCCTGGTGGACCTGCACCTAATAGAATTAGGTTGGGTAATATTATATTCCCTGCTACATCCACTGCTGACCTTGGGTACAACTTAGTTGTAACTAGTAGTAATGGAGATGGTACTGTCAATATGGATTTCAGTGATCGCAATGAAATGCGAGATATCTGGTTGTTTAGCTAAATACCACGGAGGCTCTAGTATACAATGGCTCTTTCAAGAGGAAACATAAAGTACAACAGTAGGAATATACAGTTTGTTCCCAATACAACTGCTGCTGCAATTTATATAAATCCTGCTACCACAAAAACTTACATTAAAGGATTTATTATCTTTAATGGTGCTACGACAGTAGAAACTGTCAACTTATATTTTGTAGAAGATAATTTAGGTGCATTAGACACTTTAGATGTTGCTTCTAAACCACAACAATTTCTCAGACAAGAGTTGGCATCTGGTGAAACATTCTATGTTGAACTAAATTATCCTATTGTTCTAACAGATGAAAATGATGCTATATTTGGTTTAACTGATTCGTCTCAAAAAGTAACCATTATAACCATCGGAGATGTAGAAACATAATGGGCTTTCGTATAGGTAATCTTAAAACATTAAACTATGAAAGTCGGTTAGATCCTATGACCGATGAAGGACATTTGCGTCCTTTTTATGATACCTCCAGAATTCGTGAATCTGCTTTTGAGGTTACACCTATCATTAGAATAACACCTGTTGGTGGAAGTCCTACTGATTACGATCTTACTAATGGTCCTCAAACATTAGGACTAGGAGAATATACTATTCAGTTAATAGGTTCTGCTACTGGTGTACGTACTGTACAGTTCACTATGTGGGGTGCAGGAGGAGGCGGTGGATCCAGAACTGCTGGAGTAGGTGGTGCTGGTGGATATACTGCTGGTGGATATGAATTATTAGTAGGAGATATATTACATATATGTGTTGGTGGAGGTGGAGATGCACGTTCTAGTGCTAGTGTTACTCCTGGTGAATGTGGTGGTGCTCTTGGTGGAATGAATGCTGGTTCTGATTATGGTGGATGTGGTGGTGGATACACAGGTATCTTCCGCAATTCTATGGTTCAATCTAATGCAATATTAATTGCTGGTGGAGGTGGTGGTGCTGGTGCCGACCAAATAGGTGGTGCTGGTGGTGCTTCTAATGGCCAAATAGGACAACTCTTCGATCAAAGAGGAGGTGGTGGAGGTAGTCAAACCGCAGGTGGTTTTGCTGGTTTCACTGATGCTGTAGATGGCAGTTCTCTTCAGGGTGGTACAGCAGGAATGTTGCTTCCTTATCCTGGTGGTGGCGGTGGAGGCGGCTACTACGGAGGTGGTGGCGGTGGTTCAGGTGATACAAATGGTCACGGTGGTGGTGGAGGTTCTTCCTTTATCGATCACACCAGAGTTATTGCTGGATCAACTCTAGGTGGAACTGATGAAGTTCCAGGAAATAATGCAGATCCAAACAGAGGCGTTGCTGGTAATGGTGGCAATGCTGGTGCTTCTGGTACTGATGGTAAATTTATCATTACATAATATCTAATTAAAAGCAATGGCGTATCTAGGTGTCACACCAAAAATAGGTAACATCCGTAAACTGGATGATGTAGCTGCACAGTTTAATGGTGTGCAAACTATATTCAATCTGCGTGTTGGTGGACAGGTAATTTTTCCTGGATCTCCTTTACAGATGTTTATATCACTTGGTGGTGTAATGCAGGAAGCAAACGTTGCTTTCCAAATCAATAACGATCAATTAACATTCTCTGATCCTCCTAATCCTGGTATCGATTTTTATGGATTAGTTATTGGAGATACAATAGATGTTGGAGAACCTTCAGATGGAAGTGTTAATCCAATTAAATTAAATCAAGGTGCTACCTTTACTATGGGTGGCCTAGAAGTAAATGGTGATGTTAACCTAGACAGCACAACACTTGTAGTTGATAAGATCAATCATTACATAGGATTAGGAACTGCAAACCCAACTGCTCGTTTACACGTTTCAGCTGGTGACATATATCTGGACTCTGGTAGATTTATTGAGTTTGGATTAGGTGCTACCAGATCCAATATTGTAGGAAGCAGTAATTCATTAATATTAAGAAGTCAACAAAATAATTTAACAGGATCTGTACAGTGTGGAGCAACTGATGTTATAGTTAATAACGTATTGACGTTTGATGATAGTAGTGCTTCTCAATCTTTAATTAAAACATCTTCAACAGCAATTCATCTTGAAGCAAATTATAGTGTTGCTGCTACTCCTCAGATTACAATTGATGATACCGCAATTTCATTAGCGAGAAATACTACTGTAACTGGTACTTTATCAACTACAGGAGATATATCAACTCCTTCAGTAATCAAGATTGGTACAACAAATAATACAGATCATATTAATATCACAGACAAGACAGGTATTAGTGCTGGAACATTAACCACAACATCTGCGACAGAAGTATTTGATAGTTTAATTGCAGCAAATGTACGTGGTGCAAAATATACAGTATATGCTTCACACGGTGGACACGTCTCAACCAGTGAAGTAATTCTTACACACGATGGAACAGATGCATTCGTGACAATGTTTGCTGACGTTCATTCAAATCCAGGAGTTGCAGTGGCCACATTTACTGCTGTATTGAATGGTGCTAATTTAGAATTAAGTGCAACTGCCACAATAGGAACCTTTATTCAGTTCACAAGAATCACAATGAATGTGTAATTGTATAAATAACTGAAGTAAAACCTATATCGATATCGATCGGGGGGAAAGGGAACCACGATGGCAACCTCAAACGTTAATTTTAATGCTAAGAACGGACTGTCCGTTGCTGGCACAGAAGTACTTGATGGATCAAGGAACCTAAGAAACGTCGCAACAGGAAACGTGGTTGGCGACTTAGACATCGGTGGAGATGTCAACTTGACAGGTACTGCTAAGACCCTAAAGATAGGTGGTGTGGGCATAACTTCAAGTATTGCAGCTCTCTCAATTGCCTTGGGCGGTTGAGAATTTTTTATTATATGTGTATAAATTAAACTCAGGGACTACTAATGGCAAAGAAATTAGTCACAGAATATACCTTTGTACCGTACGATCCAACGACTTTAACAGGTGGTACGGTTACTATAAAGGATAATATTGCAGGTAATAGAATACTTCTTATTACCAATATTACGGATAACGAGATTCTTTACAACTTCTCGGATCCCACAAAAGGATTTAATCCACCATCTGCTACAGAAACTGGTTGCGATTTTAACAAAGCAGCAGAAGAAACAGTCATTACTTTAGCTGCTGATACCAGCACTATGGATGCTTCTGACATTCTTCAGGTATTCGTAGAATCTGAAGCAGCAACGTTTGAACCATCTGAGACACTAATTGACCCAGTGTCGAAACTCAGAGTTTCAAACCCAGAAACGATGATTGACACCGACTTTGAGTACGGGCCACAGGCAACTAAGTGGGAAACTCTACAGTTGGTTAACAACATTCCTTCTACTTATTCTGCTACATCAGACACAACAATTCCGTTTATTGAGTCTGTTGAAGTTACAGCTAACTCAGATACTGTAACAGTTACAACTTTATATGAGCACAGTCTTACACCAGGTATTCCTATTGTTGTATCTGGTCTTGCATCAACAACTGCTGAAGGTTCATACTTAATTCAGTCAGTTCCTAGTGCAACAACCTTTACATATAAGGCACGTGCTACCCAATCAGTTACTGGTGATGCTGCTGGTTCTTATACAAGTATTATTCCAGGTTTGTTTTATGAAGGGTCTGCCATTGCTCTTCAAACATCTAAGGGTATTGTTGCTGACACATTTGAATATGTTGTTGGTGTTATACAAGTTGCAGGTCAAAGTTATTATACAATTGATGGAGTTGGTCAAGGAAGTAATGTATTTACCGTTAATAAGAACGGTATGTACATCTTTAAACTAGATGATATATCTAACATAAGCCACCCATTCCGTTTAAGTACAACTGCTGATGGTATCCACGGTGGTGGTGTTGCTTATACTGACGGTGTATATGTAAACGGTACTGAAGGTACTTCTGGTGCTTATGTTCGTATCTACGTTACTGATAACACTCCTTCTACTCTATATGCTTACGATGCTACAGTAGGTAATAGTGGTGTAGGTTTTGAAATTAGTTTCTCTGCTTCTGCAACTTCTAAAGTTGTTTTAGACACTGAATATGAAAATGGTTTTGCTAACGGTACTGCATTGTATTTCGTTAACACCATTTCTCCAAAAATTCTACAAATACAAAACCCAACTGGAACAGCTTCTGATAGTCGTCCTGTAATCGATTACGAGAATACGTCATCAACGACTCTTACTCCTGATATGACCCTGTTCCAGCCTTGGGATCATAAACCAACTGGATTGTGGACAGTTAATGATGGTGATATAGATTACGATCAGCATACTATTACCTTAACAGGTACTAACGCTAACTATATGCGTCATAGATATGCTTTACTTTATTATCCAAACCCAGGTGACTACTGTATTGAAAATTTACAGCGTAATGGTGTTTACTTTACTAGAGTAGAATCACAGTCTGGTAATACTACTACAATTAAACTATCAAACGCATTTAGAGATGCTGGTAATGGTGGTAACCCAGGTAGTAATGGTATTATTAATATAAGAAATGATGCACAATCATTACAAGGATCAGCAGCTACTTACAACTATGGTAAGCATAACTTTGCTTTAGTACACAGATATGTAACTGACTACAAACCTTGGTATGATTGGTATTGGAGATATAGATGGTCTGCTTGGAACTTCGGTTCTAATTACTCTGGTTATGACTTTGCTGAGATAAATGGTAACTATGGTATGTCCTCCCAGTATTGGAATAGGGCTTACTTCTTAACTATGAACCGTCAGCAGTATAATGGTTCTGGTAACCTTAACAACTCTAATTATGATGGAAGATTCTACAACCCTTGGAATACAGGAACTAGTTCTGTTTGGGGTTGGAATGGTGGTTGGAATTATGATGACTACTTACCTGAGTCACCTACAACTCTAACTAACGGAGATTATAACCCATTATATGACAGAGATAACTACAGAGCATCCAACTATCGTTACAACTGGAGTTTGAACTATAACGATGGATTCCACTTTAGATTTGGATATAGTTGGTGGTATGGATTTGCTTATGGACAAGGATCTTGGGTATATGGTTATAGTGAAAACTATTACGGTAATGCTTACTTAATGCTTGTACAGGATCGTTCAAACGATGATGATACATTCTACGTTGAGAACCACGGTGCTGTAACTAACGATAGTGTCCAGATTACTAAGACATCTGGTAGCGATCCTCGTTACTATTCGAGCAGTAGTAACATTGCAACTTTGAGTCTACCTAGGACAGTCTATGTTGACAGAGTTGATGATAACAGATTTAGAATTAAAGAGTATACTTGGTCTTCACCATACAGACTAATTGATGCTCGTGGTACTTATGGAATGACAGGTATCTTCCAGAACCCTACGAAGAACACTTATTATTATCAGAATCATAACCTATCAACTGGTGAGCGTTTGTTCTATACAACTGCTGGAACTGCAATAGGTAACTTAACTCCTAATGCATCGTACTATGTTAAAGTTGTCAGCAATGATAGATTCACACTTGGTAACAGTGTTTCATACTCATACCCAGGCGGCGAGATTGACATTACATCAGGTGGATCGGGTACTCAGGTCTTCGAGAACCAGACTGCATCTTTCGGTACGACTGACGGTGCTTACAGCGTATCTCAAATTAAGAGTACGACTCAACTCGTTGTCGATGTCCCATTCCAAGTTGTACCAACAACTAAGTCATTCGATTCTAGAGAAACATCATCAGGTGGTGTCGTTGATACGACTAATATGACCCTGAATATTCAGGATCACTTTATGAGAACTGGTCAACGTGTAATCTATCAAGATGCTGGTGGTACAACCGTCGGTGGATTGACAGATAA